GCATCTATGGCGCCAAGCCGGGGCTGCCTTTCAACTGCCACCAAGCATTCTGGTTGGATGCAAGGGGGTGCAGTTGTGATCGAACTTCGCCCATACCAGTCTGAAGCTGTCCAGGCCATCTACGACTACTTCGCCAAGGAAACCGGAAATCCGCTTGTCGTCCTGCCAACCGGTGCCGGCAAGAGCTTGACCATGGCCGACTTCATCAAAGGCGCATGCACCCAGTTCACCGGTACCCGCATCATCTTGCTTACCCACGTCAAAGAACTGATCCAGCAAGACGCCCAGGCCATCATTCGATACTGGCCAGATGCACCCATTGGGATCTGGTCTGCAAGCCTCGGAAAAAAGGTCAAGCACCAAATCACAGTGGCCGGCATCCAATCAATCCACCGGCTGCCGGCTTCTTTCGCTGGGACTGACTTGGTGCTGATCGATGAGGCTCATCTGCTTTCCAAGAAGGCAGACACGATGTACGGCCGCTTCATCGCAGGTTTGCGCCAGTACAACCCAAGCCTCAAGGTTATCGGCCTGACAGCGACCCCCTACCGCATGGATTCCGGTTTGCTGACCCAGGGTGAACACAGGATCTTTACCGACATCTGCTACGAGGCTGATGTTGGCGACCTCATCAAGAAGGGGTATCTGTGCCCGCTGATCGCCAGAAACGGGGCAACCAGGGCCGACCTGTCTGATGTGCACACACGCGGTGGCGAGTATGTCCCCGGCGAGTTGCAGGCGGCCATGGATAAAGACCACCTGATTGAAGGCGCGCTTGACGAGGTTGCCAGGTACGCACACGACCGAAAGCACATTCTGGGTTTTTGTGCTGGCATTGAGCACGCAGAACACTGCGCAAAAGCCGCCATGGAGCGGGGTTGGACTGCTGACTTTGTCAGTGGCGACATGGCAAACGGCATCCGTGACGCAAAAATCAATGCTTTCAAGGAAGGCCGAACCCGCCTGTTGTTCAACGCGATGTTGCTGACCACCGGTTTCGACGCGCCACACATCGACTGCATCTTGATGCTGCGCCCGACGAAGTCAACCGGGCTTTATGTGCAGATCATGGGGCGAGGCTTACGCAAGCACCCAAGCAAGGAAAACACCCTGATCCTCGACTTTGCAGGGAATGTAGAACGCCATGGCCCAATCGACCAGATCAAGGTAAGGGGCAAGGCTGAAAAAGGCGAAGGCGTCAGCGTAGCCCCGGTCAAGGAGTGCCCAAACTGTGAAGCACTCATTCACGCAGCAGCCCGTGAATGCCCTGAATGCGGCCACGTGTTTCCTGAATCGGAAACAGCAAAGCACGGAACAGAAGCGGCTGATGCGGTGGTAGTTGCAGCACTCGAGAAACCACGGGTATATCGCGTTGATCGAGTTGAATACGAGCGCCACACAAAATCAAAAGCACCTGACTCAGTGAAGGTCACATATTGGTGCGGCCCATCATGCTTTTATGAGTGGATTCCAGTTGAAGACCCACGTGCCGCTGTCAAAAAGCACGCGGTATCTTGGTTTTGGGCTCGAGGCGCCATGTGCCCTGAAAACACAATTGCTGCGCTTGCCTTACTCAAGGAAAACAAGATTCCAGCACCAGACACCATCACAGTGAAACTCGATGGCAAGTATTGGCGAATCACGAACACAGAAATGGGTTCTCGCCGGTTGGATATTTCAAATGTTGTTGAACGCAGCGTGTCGTTCGGGGGTGCTTTCTGATGAAACCAATTGAAATTGAAGTCAAGGCAGAATGCGCCCGCCGTGAAATGGAGTATTGGAAATCAATACTGACAACAAAGGGCTGCGGCAACTGCAAACAGTTCAAGGCAGGCGCTTGCGAATTGGCTGGCGGTATTACCCCACCACCTGACGTTCAAAAGACCGGGTGCCCAGAGTGGGCCTGGGACTCTATCCCCTTCTGAGGTCTACCAACATGAACACTGCATTCCTGCTCATGGCCCAGTACAACGGGCAAGCCATCATCCCTGTCGAGTGGATTTGCCGGGACTACTTCCGGCACCTTACACCTGAGAACTTCGTGCGCAAGGTATCCACCGGCGACATCAACATCCCGCTTGTTCGCATGGAAGCTGACAGCCAAAAGTGCGCGAAGGGTGTGCACCTCGCAGACCTGGCCGACCATTTGGATAAACGCCGCGCGGCTGCCGTCAAAGAGGCCAAGCAACTGAACGGATAGACCGCCACCACCCCACTACAAAGCCCGCCCCGTGCGGGCTTTTTTGTTGCACCACCAACCATGCCCGGTGCAACAAGACCAAAGGTTGCATGCCGGGTCCACTTCCTCAAACCTGACCGGGGTAACAATAGTGCAACATCAAAAATCAGGATTCACCTAAGTAATTGATCTGATTCCCGTTTTTTATTTGTCGATCCCATCCAGCATGGGGGCTACACAGGCGCGCCAATTGCTGTTTTCTCTACGTGAATCAGGTAAATCGCTGTTTTGCATGTCGGTTTGCGCGTTGAGTTTTCCTCATTTTCTCGTGTTTTTCCGCGTATTTTTCTAAGTCGGTGTAACATTGCGAGCAACATCAATTCAATGTTGCACCGGCAAACAGGAGATCAGGGATGGGCACGATTACAGCACGCAAACGCAAGGACGGCTCTATCGGCTACACCGCCATTGTTCGCATCAAGCGGCAAGGCAAGATCGTTCACCAAGAGATCGAGACGTTCGAACGCGATAAAGCGGCAACGATCTGGATGAAGGCACGCGAAACAGAATTGGCCAAGAAAGAAGTCCTTGATGCCATCCTGAACCCGCCAACAGATCCAACGCTTTCAGAGGTCATTACCAAGTACCTAACCGAGTCTGTGCGTGACTACGGCAAGACCAAGCGCCAGGTTCTCGCAAGCATTCAGGCGCACTCAATTGGAAGCCTCAGATGCTCAGAAATTGGAAGCCAACAAATTGTGGCATTTGCCCAAAGTATTGGATCTCAACCCCAGACGGTTGGTAATTACCTTGCTCACCTTGCGTCAGTATTTGCCATCGCCAAGCCAGCTTGGGGATACCAACTAGATAAGCAAGCCATTGACGACGCCCGCCTGGTTTGCCAGCGCATGTCAATTACCTCTCGCTCAAATTCGAGAACCAGGCGCCCAACGATCGATGAGTTGAACAAGTTAATGGCGCATTTTGGGATCAGCAAATACAAGCGCGTTGACACCATACCGATGCAAGACATGATCCTGTTCGCCATATTCTCAACCAGGCGCCTTGCTGAAATTACCCGCTTGACGTTTGAGGACTTCAACGAAGAACACAGCGAAATATGGGTTCGTGACATGAAGCACCCAGGTGAGAAAATAGGCAACGATGTCATGACCATACTTCCACCAGAAGCCAAGGCCATGATCCTCAAATACCGCAGGGACAAAGACCAAACAGGCGTGATATTCCCTTTCAACGAACGCACCATGAGTTCGCTATTTACTCGCGCCTGCCACGTTCTAGGTATCGAAGATCTGCACTTTCACGACCTACGCCATGACGGTGTTTCACGCCTGTTTGAGCTTGGCTGGGCCATCCCCAACGTTTCACAGGTGTCGGGCCACCGGACGTGGACATCGCTCAAGCGATACACCCACATCCGGCAAACCGGCGACAAATACGCCAACTGGGAATGGCTGGACACCATGGGCATCAAGACCCATGTGCCAGTCCAAAACGCCGCTTAGTCGTCTGCCAGATCCAGCCCAACGCGCCCACGCATTTCCTTGGGGGCCTTGTGAAGTGTCCGGTTTTCCTTGTCCGATACCAGCATCTTCACGCGAGACTTGATCTGTGATGGGCTGATCGCAATGGCCGAGTCAGGGTTGTCCTTGTTCCATTTTTCCATCTTGGCGCGAGCCTGATCCACCATGTTCTCGTCTTTGTTGACGATACCCTGCGCCCAGTTGGCAACGATGCTGGCCTCAGTATCTTGCTGAAGGGCAATGTCTTGTTGGATTGGCATCGTCTTACGGTGCTCCTGTGCAATGACTGTTGGCTGAAACCCCACGGCCTTGACGGCAGCATCACTCAACCCAACGTCGACCACCTTGCGCCCCACGGCATCCGTTGCATAGCCCTTGCGCACCATGCTCAAGCCAGCAGCCACATCCCGCACGGCCTTGGGTGCCAGATTCTGCGCAGCTTGGCCATAGTTGCCTTCTGCCGCAGCCTCAACCGCATTGCCAACCTGCTGCGCCATACCAGCCGAGGGGCCGACAATTTCACCAAACGCTTTGCCGCGTTGGTTCGTGGATGAGGTTTTGAGCAACTCGGTGCCTGGGATCATGCTGCCCAAACCAAGGCGCCCGCCAAAATCCAACGGCAACTGTGAAGATGCCCCATACAGAAGGAAATCGCCCCAGGCCTTGCCAAGGATCTCGTAGGCATGCCGGCGCTTGAATCGGCGCATGTTGGTGTCGTAGCCCATCCACTGCCCGATGGTGTCGATGATGTCGTCCAGCGCCTTCGCGCCTGGCAATCCTTCCTCACCCGAGGCCAGCAACAGCATGGCCAGCATGATTGCAACGCCGCGTTTTCCGTTGGGGCCTGACTTCCACATCCGGGTCATCAACTCCATCACCATGAAGGCATAGCCCTTGTAGGTGAACACCAGGCGGCCAACTGAATGCCTGGCGAAATTGGGCCGGTTCACCTTGTTGTAGATGCCCTGGGTTGAGTTGACCGCCCGGATAGCGAAAGCGTACGGCGACTTGTTGCCCTGCTGTTTGGCAATGTTCCAGGCGGCGATGAATGTCAGGCGCCGGTTCAGCCCTTCCACTGCCGAGAACATCGATCCCCACAAGGTCAACGCTGCCTGAGACTTGGTACCCAGAGCCAATTGGCGAGAGCCCAAGGAGTACAGGTGGAAGATCTCTTGAGCATCAACCGCACCTTCCAGGCTGGCCCGACGAAGCGCATCACGCAGATCTGCGTCGGCAATCTCGGCCTTACCCATGGCGGCAGGGGTTGCCTTTGTCAGTTCGGCCGCTGCCTTTTCTGGGCTGACAAATTGGGACAGGTACGGCAATGTCACCATCAGAGGTTGCGTTGCGTTGACGGCTGCGGCCGCCGGCGAGCCGCCCAAGAACCAAGCGAACATCAGGCTTGAGCCAATGGCGCCGGCGTCTTTCGGATCAATCACGAAGTTGCGCAGCTTTTGCGCCTCTTTCTGCACATCGCCCTTCTCCTTGGGGATGTACTTGACGGCGTTGTTGATGGCCTGCATGTAGAACTGCTGGGCCGCGTGCCTGGCGTTACTGGTGATGAAGTTGGACAACACGCGAGACACATCAGTGCTGAAGCCAGGCGTGCCCTTACGCTCCAACTGCCGCTTCAGTGCCGACCGGTCTGACTTGACCAACCGGATGTACTCGTCAGCGGCAGTACCAGCGCCGATCGCATCAGCGAACAACTCCAAGGTTTCTGGCGTCACGCCAGAGTAGATCTCGTGCTTGGAGTCGTTGTACGAACCGGCCGACACTCGGATGTCATCCCGGTTTTTGTAGTGCTCGTCCATGTCGGCCTGAACCCTGCGGGCATCGGCTTGGGTTTCAAATCGACCAAAGTAGATGGTCATAGGCTTGCCATCCTCGTCGCGCTCAACAAGCCCGGTTTGTGGATCGACAGGTTGAACCTCCACGGTGTATTTACCGAAACGCATCAACGGCGCGTAACCGGCGTTTTTGAGGTTCAAGGCCTTGATGAAGATGGCTTCGA